AAGCTCCGGGTCTCCAGTCAGACGTTTGGGTCGGTGGGCTTCCCCATGCGGTTGACGGCGGCGGCGTGCTTGCCGATCTCCTCGACCAACTCCTCGTCGAGGTCGCTCGCCACGTCTGCGCCGTCCGTGTAGAGCTGCTTGCCGTCGTCGCTCACGAGCGTCAGCGCGACCAACTCGCCCGCGAGAGCCATCGCCGCGCGTAGCCGTTCACGGCCGGACTTGCCTTCGGCTTCCTGCGACTTCTCGGCGCAGAGGCCGAGGTAGTCGGCCCGCTCGAACATCGCCAGCCGGCGGATGGAAACCGTTCGCCCGTCCGTGAGCTTGACCTCGACGGGCGGGCGCTTGAGTTCGGCCCGCGTGAGGCTCATGCCTCAGCTCGCACGAGGCCGGTGCCGTCAGCGCACACGAAATGCGCCGCCGCCATCGCGGTGTCGCCGACCTTGCCGCTCAACGGGCTGAACTTCGTGAGGATGAAGTTCCCGTAGTAGCGCGGGTTGGTGGCACCGAGGGTCGTGTTGACCGGCTTGATCGTGACCACGGTGGACACGCCGATGAGCGCGTAGACCGTCTGCTCGACCTTGCTGGTCGCGTGGTCCTGGTAGAAGTTGATGTCGAACGTGCCGGTCTTCAACGTCGAAGCGATGAAGTTCTCGAACGTGTCGCCCATCGCGGTCTGCTGGTTCTCAGCGACCGACACCTCGACGCTCAGGCTCTCGACGTGGTCCGAGAGGTCCACCGAGTTCACGACGACGGATGCATTCTTCAGTACGAACTTAGCCATTTGTTCACCTCAGAAACGAGAAAACCCGCCGAAGCGGGTTGGTGGGGAGTGGAGTTGGTTACAGGATGCCGATCGCGCCGACGATGTAGTACGGACCGCCGCCGGTGATGGTCCACTTCATGCGCCAGTACGTGTCGGTCACAGCGCCCGCGACCGAGGACAGGTAGGCGATTGGGGTCGTGGTCACCTGCGTGAAGGTGATGCGCGTGGTCGGGGTCGTGAAGCCGGAGTTGTCGTCCGACTCCACGATGACGTTCAGCGTCGAGCCCGTCGCCGTGACGACGTGCAGGCTCGCGTACATCGACTGCGTGGCGCTGAGAGCGCCCAACTGCATGCCCGTCGAGTTGCCGGTGACGGTCTTGGAGCCGTATGCCTGCAACCACCCGCCGATGAGTCGGTCGGAAGTGGCCACCCCGAGGTCGAACTTCGCGGCATCCCCGACCTTGCCGGCGAGGGGCTGGTACTTGGTCACCAGCGAGTTCAGAAACCACGCGCGGTCACCGTCCGAGCGACCATCCGCGAGCGTGACCACGGTGTTGCCGAGCCCGATCTCCGTGGCGATGCCGAGGTCAGGGGTCGAATACTCCGTATAGCCCTGCACGCCGAGCGCCGCCGTCTTGAGAGGACTGGCGATGTAGTTCACGAACGCATCGGCGAACGCGGTCCCCTCGACCTCCTGCGCGCCCACGTTGAGCGACACGGCCATCGTGTTCGGGGTCAGGTTGTACGCACCAAGCGCCAACGCACCGTTCACTACCAGTTTGGCCATCGGTCAGGCTCCGCAGATGAAGATGGTGTCCACGACGCGCGTGTACACCGAGGTGTCGAGGTCGAAGGCCAAGTCGGTTTCGCCTTCGATGAAGGTGTCGAGGATGACGAAGCTCCCGACGGTTCCCGAGAACCTGTCGAAGCACGCCTTGAGCGCCGCAACCACAGCGATGACGCTGGCCTGAGCGCCGGCCTCGTTGCTGTGGACCTGGAACTCGACGCGCCGACGGATGACCGTCGAACTGGCCCCCATCGCCTCGTCTCGGACTTCCGAGATGACGCGGTAGGTGACGTTCGGGTAGATCGTGCTCTGCGCAGCCGTCACCGGGCGCAAACGCATGGCGGAACTGGTGCCGATGAGGTTGGCGAACCCGCTGTTGGCCGCAGCAGTCGTGATGATCGCGGCTTCGAGGCCCATCAGTTCAGTCCGTGTTTCTTGAGGAGCTTCGACACGTCGTCAGCGAACATCTTCGGCAACTTCGTCTTGATGCGGTCCCAGGTCGGGCGGATGAAAGGCTTTGCAGAAATGCCGGGGTGCTTCACGCTCTTGTAGGAAGCGCCGCCCCACCAAAGGAACTTCCCCTTGCCCGCCTTGATGACGTGGGCCTGGGTGCCGAACTCGATGAACTTCCAGTAGAAGGCGCGGTCGGGGTTTATGCCGACCACCATCCGCGCCTGACTGTTCTGGTACGCCTTCCGCGCAGCAACCCCAATCGCGCGCCGGAGCGTTCCGCCCGTTGGCCCGAATCGAGAGGTGGTGCGCCCAATAGGAGCGGCGCGTCTCACTTCATCAGCGACATACTCCGCCAAGCGGCGCAGCGCCCCCTTGAGGAAACTGCGCGCAACGTCCGTCCGAAGTAGTGCGAGCCTCCGAGTGATGTCCTCGAAGCCCCGCAGCCGAATCGTGACAGCCGACAGCGGCCCGTAAGTCGAATGAACTTGGCCGGCAAGTCGTTCCCGGCTATTGCGGAAGCCTCCGGTGACTGCCATCAGACCCGCTCGCGGCAGAGCAGGTCCGTGATTCGACCGACCTCCTCGACGTTCCGCACCGCCAAGATGTCGAACACCCGCGACCCGAACAGCACCCGGTGCTTCGGAGTGACCCCAGCCAGGTAGCGGATGGTGACCTTGTGCGTCGTCTCGGCCGCGATCTGCTGAACCGCCTGGAACTCGCGTCCAGAGATGGGTTCGATGCTCGCCCACACCTCGTCGAGCGTCGTCCACGTCTCGACGGTCTCACCGACCCCGTTCGTGGACTCGACCGCCTCCTGAATCGTGACCGGATGGCGCATCCGGCCAACGCGGGGAGGCTTCACAGCCCGAGCTCACGCAGCGGGTAGAGCAGGTTGTGGACGGTCGGGTTCGCTTCGATGCTGTAACCAGCAACCTGCGCCTCGACGTTCTCGTACATGTCCGCGACCATCATCAGGATGGCCTGCTTGATGCGCGCCGGAACTTGGTTGTCGGCCGGCGAACCGCTCGCAGGGATTGCCCCGGCGAGGTAGGTCACCGTCACCGCGTTGCGTTCCACCAGCGTCGAAGGCCAGGACTGGCCGTTCTTGAGGTACACCACCGCCGGCGCACGCACCACATCGACGCCGTAGAGGGTCGAGGACGCCGTTTGCGATGCTCCCGCGCTGTCCAGGTAGGTGATTCCGGTCACCGAGGTGCAACCACCGAAGGGCAGCTTCATCTCCGACCGGAACCTGTCGAACACTGCGGCAATCGTCTGCGTGACGATGGCGCGGTTCAGGAACACCTCCGCCATCTGCCGCGCGGCCTCGATCATGACCTCGATGCGGTCGTCGTCGTCCGAATGCGTCACGCGCAGGTGCGCTTTCGCCTCCGTGAGGGAGACCGGCTCCTCGGCCGGCTCAACCGTGACCTGGTACATCGTTCCAATGCCTCGTTTCGTGCGGTCGCGGTGACCCGTGGTAGCAAAGCACTCGCGTGTCTTGCCGCTTCCCGTGAACCTTGTAGGAGTGGATGCCGCTCACGCCGTCTTGCAGCGCGTTCCCGCGCCCGTACAGCGCGTGATGGATGAAAGCGCCGTCACCAACGAAGCGACCGCTCATCCACCGCTGCGGATTCACCGACCAGTGCTGCCAAACCGCCTTCCGAGCCCACTCCGGCAGGTACATGACCCCGGATTCGTAGACATCGGCCCGGTAGAAGTCCCGCAGCAGCCCCAGCCGCCCGAAGTTCACCAGCGGCTCGATGTCGCCGTACAGAATCGTGTCGAGGTCGAAGTACAGCGCGTCTCCGACGATGTCGGGACGACACAACTCCAACTTCGACCACCAACCCGGCAGGTTGTGCTGCAACGGCACGCATTCCACACCCGGAACGACCATGTCGGTCAGCAACCGGAACGGAACCTTGGTCCTCGAGCTCACCGCAGCCGCTAGCCGCTGCGCGTACTCAACCGTGCACCAACCACCGGATTTCAGGACGCCCCAAACGCCCGCACAGGGCGTCCGAGACACCGATTCGAGCGTCACTTTCTCGTAGGCCGTCAAGATGCTCGACGGACTCGCGTTCAGGATGCGCACGCCCCGCGACTTGGCGATCGGCGCGAACTGCTGGAACGCTTGCGCCCACCCCGCGAGCATCCCGTCAGACGGATTCGCTCCAGGGTGGTCGGGATGCCAGTGCTTCTGGCCTCCCACCTTGCACATGTCGAAGCCGACGAGGATGACCTCAGTGCAGCCTCTCTGGATGGCGAGGTTCACGGCTTGGAAGCCGCTGTTCCCCTTGCCCGTGTAAACGAAGTCGTTGCCGATGCCCACTCCGGGCTTCGACTTGATGTGTTGCAGGTCGTGCTTCGTAGCCGCCTGTTCGTTCTGCGTCACCTTCTCGCCGTGGAACTGCAACGCATCTGGATGCGCGTCCCACCACGTCAGGTCTGCCGCGTAGAGCACGTCGGCCCACGGCACTTTCTGGTAGGCGTTGTTGACCGCGATGACGCGGCCGGCCCCTTTCAGCCCTTCGAGACTCGACGGGACGGACGGGCCACCGGCGATGACGAAGCACCGCTGACCCGACCAACGAAAGGGACGAGCGGTTCCACCTTCGTCAGGTACGCGCCCTCGGGTGCTTGCTCGACGTGGCCAGCCACCAGCATCGGCTGCACCATCTTGTCGGGTATTTCGAGCCGCTGGCCTTTCGTGACCTGCCCGAGCCTCGAGCTCATGAAGTCCTTGAGAGCGATACAGCGCATCCCCACTCCTTGAGGTTGGGGCGGCTCCTCATGGAGCCGCCCCTTCCAGTCCTCAGACCGTCAGCGCGCCGTAGTGGATCGCCGGCACCGCGAAGGTCGCCAGCGCCGCACGGAGCTCGGCACGGACCGTCACGAGGTTCTTGGTGAAGTCCTCGTTGACGAAGCCCATCTCGACCGTCGCGCCCTGGCGCATGAACAGCATCACCGCCGACGTGTCGAGGCAGTACACCTTGGTCGCCTGCACGTTGTTGGTGAACACCACCGGGAGGCCCCACACCGTCGGGGTCAGGCCGCCGTTGATGTAGCTGATCGCCGCACCCTCGCCGACGACGTAGCCGTCGTCCGAACGCTTGAGGCGCTCGATCCCGGCCCAATCGGCCGGGTTCATGAACAGCACGTTCGGCGTGTAGTCCTGGGCGACCACCGCGTACTTGATGCGATTCAGCGAGTCGAGCGCCGTCTCACCGGTCTCCGGCGTGAACGCCGTGTACCGGCCCGAGTCGGCCAGGCCCGAGATGGCAGGGCTGGTGCCGTTGCCACGCAGGAGCTGGTACTCGAGCTTCTGGCGCAGACCGTGCGACAGGCGACCGTCCACGTAGGACTTGAGCGCCGGCGCATCGTCGAGCACCTGCTTCGACAGCTTGATGAAGTGCGCGATCGTGCGGACCGGGTCGTTCACGAGCTCGAAGGTCAGGTCGGACTCGGGCTTGGCCCCGCCTTCCGCCGTCTCCGCCGCGTCGTTGGTCCACGACAGCTCGCGCGTGTACTCGATCTGGTTGCTCGAGGTCGTGCCTTTCGGGATGAAGTCGAGCACGCCGAGCGAACGGAACGCTCCCGGCACGATGCCCGGCAGGCGGTCCGTGACCACGATGGTGTCCACCGGATCCTGCGGCGAGTTGGCTTCACCGAGGATGGTGTTCTTGACCTCGAAGGACGCGGTGGCGCGGCTCTTGACCTTGGCGATGTTCTCGGCCGTGACGAGCTGGTCGCCCCACGACTGCTGCCGTTCGGCCACCTTGAGGCCCTGGCCCTGCTTCTGCGCGAGGTCGCGGAGGGCCGCTTCCTGCTCAGCGAACTTCTCGGACAGCTTCACGACCTTGTCGGTCGCTTCGGTGCTGGCCTTGCCGTGCTTCTGGATCTCGGCGGTGTGGTCGGCGAGCGCCTTCTCGAGCTTCTTGTCGAGGGCGTCGAATCCGGCCTTGATTTCGGTTTCCGTGGTCATTTCGTTGCCTCTGGAAATGCAAAACCCGCCTGATGGCGGGTTGCGGGTTGAACTTGGTGCGGGGTTAGCCGCGCTTTCGGAACTCCAGGCTCTCGAACACGTCCGACGTCACGTCGGGCGTCTTTTCGGCTTCTGCTTCGTCACGAGGCAGGGCCTTCACAAGCGAGATGAGCGCCTTCGCTTCTGAATTGGAGAACCCGCCTGCGTCACGCAGGATGGTCTCGATGTCTTTGAGGGATTGGGCGGAGTCGATGTCCGACTTCACCTGGCTGATGGTCGCCGACGTGTTCGCCGGTTCCTCCACCACGCTGATCTCGACGAGGTCCACGGCCTTGAGCAGCGTGGTCCCGTCCTTCTGCTTGTCCGACTCGACCACGTAGTAGCCGATGGAGAGCCCGTCGATCGCGCCGTGCTTGAGGCTGGCGTACACGTCTGCGGCCACCGAGTGGCCGGGCGTGAGCTCGCCCTTCACCTTCAAGCCCTTCTCGTCCTCCTCGATGGAAGTCCACTTGCCGATGACCGGACCGTAGTGGTTCCAGCGCATGCGGATGGGGCGCGAACGGTTGACGAGCGTCTTGGCGAACGCCCCCGCAGCGATGATGTCGCCGTAGGAGTCAGGAGCGCCGCCGAACGTCGAGGCATAGCCCTCGACCAGCCCCTTGTCGCCGTCGAACTTCAGCTCGACGCGCTCGAGACCGAGCAGCTTGAGTTGCATCTTCTTGGCCATCGTCACTCCTGAGGCTTGTTCGTCACGTTCGTCGCCGCGCCCAGCAATTCGATCGGCGTCAGGTTCACCTGCACCGTCAGCTCGTCTGCTCCCGTCATCGGGGCCTTGCCCAACTCAACCCGCGCCTCGTTGCGCGTGAGCAAGCCGCTCCCAACGCCCTGCGTGAGCGTCGCCATGTGGTCCTTCGGGTCGATGCGCAGCAGCGCACGGAAGTCGAACTCGAACTCGTACTTCTGCCGCTCGGCAGGCGTGAGCAACTTGAGCTTCGCCCCCGTCTGGAACCGCTCCAGGTACGGACGAAGGCCCAACTTGTACCAACCCGCCACGATCTGCGAGATGCCCGAACCCCACACGGTGGTGGCGCTCGTGTCGTTGATGAGCACCGACGGCACGCCGAGGAAGCGCGCGATGTCCTCGATCTGGAAGCGCCGAGAGTCCAGCAGCTCCATGTCCTGCGGCGAGAGCGAGATGGTCTCGTACTTGGCCCCAGCCTCGAGCACCATCAGCTCGTCAACGTTGCCCTCGCGCAGCCCCTTGAACTCGTTGCGCATCTGGTCGCGCTGCGGTTCCGTCAGCAGCTTGTCGATTAGCAACACGCCCGACGGCTTGCCGCCGTTGGCCCACAGCTTCCCGGTGCGCGTCTCGCCGGCGATGGCCATGCCGACGCTGTTGCGCGCGTATGCGAGCGGAGACAGCCCGATGACGCCGTTGCCGAACAGCTTCAAGTGCCAAACGTTCTCCTCGGAGAACACCCGCACCACACCATCCTCGACGTAGCAGTAGGCCAGGCCCCCGCCTTCCAGCGACTTGACCTCGACCTGCCCGCTCATCAGCGGCAGCAGTCCGATGATCTTGGTGCCGAGACGCTGGATGAGCGTGTAGGCGTTACCCGACGTGGCGAGGTTCAGCGCCAGCGTCTCGAAGAACTCCTGCCGCGACTGGTAGCGGTTCACCTTGTCGGCGAACAACAGCGCCAACGGGTGGTCCGACGCCACCCGAACATCCCCGCTCCGCTCGTACATCACGAACGGCAGCGACCCGATGGTCTCGGCGATGAGCCGCACGCACGCCCAAAAGGCCGAGACCTGCATCGCGGTCTCGAGCGTCACCGGAGCCGGCGACGGCGCGCTGTACCCCGAAGGCGCGGGCGATTGCGTCCCGCGGGTGCGGAAGATGTTCCCCACCGCCGCCGTCAGGGCGTACCAAGGGCTGAGCACGTTCGCCATCTCAGCCCTTCACGGGGTTGGAGAGCCAACCGCTCAGGTCGTCCTGCTTCTCAGCGACGGCAGCGCGGCCCAAGGCCATCGCCAGTGCTTGCAGTCCGTCGATGCGGCCAGTGGATTTCGACTTGTCCAACTTCCGGTTCCCCGCAGGATCTGAGACCGCGATCGCATTAGCCGCACACCACGTCAGCACAGGGTTCCCCCCGTGCCTCAGTGTTTCGTTGAGAACTGCCGTCTCGAGCTCGTCGAGAGCCGGCGTCATGTCCTTGAAGCCCTGACCGAAAGGCACCAGGGGCAACTCCACCCCTAGCCGCTCGATTTCGGTCTTGAGCACGTCGATGCGCCAGCGGTCGAAGGCAATCTCGACCACCGGCTGCGCGTCGCATTCCTCGACCAGCCACTTCGCTACGTCCTCGTAGCGGATGCTCACGCCGGGCGTGAGAATGATGTAGCCCTGCGCAGCCCACACGTCGTATGGCGCGCGGTCGCGCATCGAACGCTCTCGGATGCCGCTCTCAGGCGCGAAGAACATCACCTGGCCGTGCCAGAGCCCGTCCTTCTTCGCCACCTTCGCGGCAGCGACCAGGTCGTTCCGCGCCGACAGGTCGAGCCCGCCGTACACCGGACCCTGGGCGAACGCCTCCGGGTCAGGCGCACCAGCACACGCAAGCCACGACGCCCTCGAGATGAAGGGCGACCTGGTATCTATGCGCTGGTTCAGGATGAGGTTTCGGTACGCCGCCTCCGAAGACGGCATGCGCTTCGCGTTGTCCCGCTGCCGGAACACCTCCGCCTGGTTCATGAAGTGGTCGAAATGCGGGTTGGCCAGTCGAATCGACTCGTCCGCGAACGGGTCCGCAGAGTCCGGTGCTGCGTACAGCACCACCTTCGTCCTCGGGTCCTCTCCCTTCAGAGCGTCGTCGATCAGGATGGAGAGCAAGTCCCCATCGGTCGGCGCTTGCGTCGAGATGACCACCGACAAGGGCGACTCATGGGCCGAACACGCCGTCTCCAAGGCTTCGTGAAGTTCCGATCGCGGCCCCCTGACCTGGCCGAGCTCGTCATGCACCAGGAACGCCGGCGACTTGCCGTGTGCGGTCGGGGCATCCGCCGACAGCGCCTTGTACAACGTGCCCAACTCCGGGCACCCGAGTTCCTTCGCCGTGTCTCGGATAGCCACGTAGGCGTGAAGATCCGGCGACATCCGCACCATCTTGGCCGCGAGCGCGAACAAGACCGCCGCCTGGTCCCTCGACTGCGCCGCCGAGTAGAGCTGCGAGTTCGCTTTCGCCTCAGGCCCGCACAGGTGCAGCAGCAGCAGGAACGCCGCAAACGCCGTGTTGTGGGTCGGGATGCACCCATGCCCAACAAGGAACAGATGGTCCGCCGAATTCACCGCCAAGCACTTGGTCGGCACCGACTCAACCGGCGAGCACGCCGTCACCATCAATCTGCGGCTGCGCTTACCGATCGACACCGGCAGAAGGCTTTGCTTGCGCGGGAGTCGGAACACTCGTTCGTCCCGACGAGCAGTGAACGACACCCGCCACACCGGGCCCATGTCTGCGCCGCGCAACGATGCGTGGCTCTCCCTCACGGTAGCTTTCATGCCAAGAGAGCGAACGAGCCTCCACACGCCGAGAGCCAGCGCGATGTTCGTGTTGGTGAACGAGCAGCGCGGTGTGTTGGGGCCGATGTTCACCGAACCGTCGGTGTCCATCAGCCCCTGCAACAGCGCCCACCGCTGTTCGACAGAGCCCGCGAAGTAGGCCTCCGGGATGTGCTTGTTGCCGAGCAGACCATCCGCTCGAAGCGTTGCCTGCAACCCACTACCCGAAGCTCGCAGCGTGGGGGCGCGGTTCTCATAGCGAGCGACCGTGACTGGACACCCGAGCTCGGCCCCAAGATGGGAAGCGAAGTGCGGCAGGTCGTCCTCAGAGCAGGTGAACGACGCGCACTTCGTCGTGCCATCCCCAAGCCACGCGCCCAGAACGTAGGGCGGGATGGGGAGCTGCCGCTCCTGGAACTGAACCGGACCAGCAACGTCGAGTCCGTGACGGTCTGCCACGGTCGAAGCGAGATTGCTGGTCGTGATGTCGTATGGCTTACCGGTCCACCGATTGCGGAAGGTCCACACATGATCGCCGGAGGCAACAATGTGCTGACCGTCCGAGAACGAGACGCGATAGCAAGGCTTGCCGACGAACACTTCGGACTCGGCCAGAACCGTGCAGGGCTCGCCGTTCGAGCCAAACACCTGGTCGCCTTGACGAATCTCTCCGATGACCCGCCACCCTTGTGGGGTAGGAACCGGCGTGTCGAGTGCGAGAGCCTTGGCGTTCTTGCGCGCCATCGACAGGATGAAGGACCGAGTCGGCGTGTCGTAGATTTCGACCAGCCACCGGCGCTGCTCGTCCGTCAGCTTCACCGGCCGGCCGACGAACTTGCCCTCAGGAACCCGGCAGTGCGCCTCGATCCAGCGCGCGTTGCGCTCCGACCTCAGCCCCTCGGCGTCTCCCAAGGGCGCTTGGGCCCCGCCGGTCGGTTTGCCTTCGAGTCCGGTCGGTACTGAGCCTGGTGCGTCAGCCGCATCGACCGCGCCAGCGACGTGATCGCCCGCGTCTGCAATTCGCGCAGCTTGAGCAGCCGCTCGTACCTCGTCAGCCCGTCCGGCGTCTCCATCCATTCGGGCTTGAATCCATCCACCAGCGCGTCGATGCGGCGCGCCTCAACGACGTGCCGGCAGTACGCGACCAGGCTTGGGTGTGTATCTGCGGTGAACCAGCCCGCAGGGCGGGCACCTACAACGGACTGCCAGACCTCGGCCTGCGCATCCGTGAGTTCGGCAGGAGCGACAGGGCGCTCGAGCACAGCAACCACGCCCGAGGGCACCACCGACAGGGCGGCAGAACTCTTGCGTCCGGCTTGGTCCACGAAATCCCCTGGAAAATCAGCAGAAGCCGACTACACTAGTGCGCTATGTCGAACAGTTGCCCTGCCCGAGCACGCCTGAGCGCACCTGAGCGCATATGTTTATTCACGCCCGGTGCATATAATTCGCGGGATATAACGACCGGAAGTGCCGAATTCGGTACAGGAGGAAAGGCCCCCTGACTTTTATGCACCCCCACCCGTATATTATTCCGTGGGTGCATAAACCCTAGCGGTTCCACGGATGGTCAGGGTCGATGGGCACCCCCTCAGGCGTGCAACCAACTACCCCTCCGCCTTTCTCTGCTCTCTGCTTGGCTGAGTCGTGGTGTGTCTTGCACAAGGCTTGATGGTTGCCCTCACGCCAGAAC